AGGCAAGTCGCGCCGTTACCGTGTGTCGGGTACCAAGCTGGTTGAAGCTGACTCGCAGCCAGTCACTGGCCTCGATGCCCAATCGACTATCGCTGTATGGCGACGTCGTGGAGGTGCTGGTGGTGCAGGCGGTGCGTGCTCTTACCCGCCGATCATGGATGGTGTGCCTGCTGACTGGGTACTCGTTCGTGGTTATGACGAATGCCCACGTTGGGCGCCACCCAAGTCGTCTGGTGGGATCAATAGCACGCTGTACCGTGCGCCTTCCAAGCTGGTAATGAGCACTATCAACTACACAGGCGATGGTACCGAGGCACGCTATGCCCTTGGCGATCTGGAAATCGAGAACGTCAACTACCTGCAGCCAGCGCTTGGTGGTGTAACCCAGCACCGTGATGCGTTTGATATGAGCGGCAACGAGATTGAGTTTGTGGAGGCAATTGCCGCCCAGATTCCAATTGACCTGCGCCTGTTCACACGTATCCCGTCGAACGGCAGCCGCATGTTGATCAAGGTTGACCATGTGGTGGGTGATGGCAGCACGCAGAACTTCAAGATCAGCCAGCCCGTGCAAGACGCCAACTACATCAAGGCGTACATTCGCGGTATCCGGCAGATGCTCACCACGTTCACCTACGATGCCACAACGCAGGAGGTCAAGTTTGTAGCACCGATCCCTGCTGGCGTTGACGTGGAGTTGCGTAGCTTCCGTATCGAAGACTTCGAGGGTTACAGCACCACCATCTCGACCATCGCCACGATCACCAGTGACGACACGTACTTCCTCGAACTGCCGTTCACTCCGCAGTCGGTTGAGTACATCGAGGTATCCCAGTCTGGTGCGCACATCCATGGCAACCAGTACACTCTGGTAGACAACAAGGTGATCTTCACTGGGCCGATTCGCAAAGGCCTGGGTGTCGAGATTACCCTGTACGACAACGCGCCAGCACAAGGCAGTAGCAATACCAACCTTGCTGGTGTGGTCATTGATGCAGTGCTTACTGGTCGTACCTTGAAGCTCCTGCGTCATGGTGCCAAGCCGATTGTCCTGCCTGTGCCTGGCGTATCGCTGATCGCTGGCTCGGGTATCCGTATCAGTGGTTCGCACCCTGTGTACCGGATCGAATCGACCATCAGTGAGCAACTGACTGATGCCGAGGCCAACTTCAAGTTCACGGATACTCGGAACCAGAAGGACGCCCAAGAGATTCTGTTCACGCACCGTGTCAATCTCTCCAGTGACGTGATGGTGACTGTCCACGCTGACTTCCAAGCAGCACTCGGCCCTGGCTTCGTCACGGAAGAAGGCTTGGAGATCATGGAGTACGTGGTTGGCTTCCGTTCGTCCAAGAGTCAGGAGCCTGATTACGGTCGCCAGATTGCAGGTACTGGTACTGCTGGCTTCTCGTCCCTTGGTGGCGACAAGAACGAACGTGCCTACTCCAACGCCTCGCTCACTCAGGTCTACGATATTGTGACCAAGAACCACCCAGCGGGCTACATCGACGTTGTGGTGAAGATGCGGGTGAAGAACGCGAACGTGAGCCAGTACGGTTCGTTCCTGAACGTCAACGTCAACATCATCGGTACGCCGAAGATTGCCAAATAGGTGAGCCATGATCTGCTACGTCATGCCCGATGGGAGTTATGGACGCAGCACACAGCCGCCACACGACGCCATTCCCATTGGTGACGACATATACAGGATGCTGGAGGACAACCCTGGCATGCTGGACATTGAAGTCACCGGTGTGAATGTTCGGATCAGCCCATCGCTTATTTCCTACAAGGCAAAGGCGCTGGAGATTATCCGTACCGAAGTGGGCAAGCTGCTGCCGTCTGAGCAGCATCTGAACCAACTGCACCGCAGCGTTGCTTGCGAGCAGTCCTGTTTCGATGAGGTCCTTGGCTGGTTAACGGTTGAGGACACGCGCAAGACGTTTGCGCAGCTTAACGAACGGCACAACAAGCTGCGATTCATTCAACACGACAGCACCTCCATGGTGGGGCAAGCAACAGCCTGTGAACAGGTTGATACCATACTGGAGGCATTGTCGCATACACTAGGTGCACTATGAGTGTGAAAGGTGTTTCCGACTCTCCACTCCTTGGGAAGTCTATCCTAGGAGACCAATCCCGGGTGCCCATCGGTGCGCCTGTGATTACAAACCTCAGGGTGAAGAACTCGAAAGAGATTCAGGCCCTGATGACTGGCCAGACATTGACTGAGCCACAACTCAACCAGTTCGAGACGTTTGGGCAAGATGGCAGGGAAGCCTTCCGCAAAGAGTCCAACAGCATCGACTACCGTGATCGCACACTGGAGAACGGGCGCCTTATCGAGGAGTGGAGCTACGACCCACAAACGGGTTCGCTTGTCCTCGTGCGGAAGAACCAAGAAGAGTACCGCATCTTCAACTTCCTGCGCCAAGACGCGATGGGTCGTGGTGCTACAGGTCCTCGTGGTGATCCGGGCAAAGATGGGAAGAACGGACGTCTTGGTCGTGATGGTGCTCAAGGTGCTACTGGTTGCGAAGGTGAGAAGGGTGATCCGGGTGAGACTGGTAACCCCGGTGTCGAAGGTAACCCCGGCATCATGGGTTTGCAAGGTCCTGACGGTTGTGAGGGTGCATCGGGCGATCGTGGTGTCATGGGTCCACAGGGCCGTAACGGGTTTGAAGGTGCTCGTGGTCTCACTGGGCCAAGTTGCGATGAAGAGAACACTGGCGCTCAAGGTGCACAGGGTGCCAAGTTCGGTAAGGGTGTTGCCTTTGGCCTAGCCGCTGCCTCTGATCCAGAAGTCGCAATCATGGGCTTGGATGACGATGGTGTCGATGCCATTGCACCAACGTGTGGCTGGACTGGTAAGCTGTGCGGTGCAACTACTGCGCCAGCAACGCCTGCTCCTGATACATCAGCGCCAGCTAACCCTGCACCTCCGCCTACTGCATCTGCGCGCATCAGCCTGTGTACGAGCTTTGGTAACCAGAGTCCGAAGAGTTCGTGTGGTGGTACCTCGACTGCGTGGTATGTTGCATGGGCCAACTTCGATGCTGGTGGCGGTGTACTGGGCCTCTCGGGTCTTCCACTCGCACGGCAAAACACTGCATGGTGGCCTAACAGTGTCGTCATGTGTGGTACTCTGGCCGCTGGTGCAGCGTACACCTTCGAGTTGATTACTCCACCGGGCGTTGCCTCCACCTTGTTCCTGAACTGTGCGATCATCAGCCAGACGGACTACCCAGGTGGTACCACGCGAGTCACGAAGACACTGGACAAACCCACTGAGGTTCGCCTGCGCTTCCTCAACAACGCAGCGCGCATCCCAACGTGGTGTGCCCTGAAAATCTACAACGCCTCCACAGGCGAACTGCTGTACTTCACGGGTAAGAATGCCAAGAACGCCGGCCTCAAAGGTGAGTTTGCCTCATCCAAGACTGACGACAACTGGGCAGGCAACAGCTCCGTGCAGCAGTACCTATAAGGATTCAACATGACAGGCTTGACTCGAATCCACAGTTCGTTGATCTATGCCCCAGGTGAATCAGACCAGACCGAAGTAGTGGTTAGGGACGAACACCTTGAGGCCAGTGCGCCGCTTGAGTCGGATATCAGTGAAGTCTCCAGCGGCTACTACGATGCCCAGCTGGGCATCCTGACGCTCACCATGAGCAACGGCGATATCGTTCGTATCAATGGCTTTGCCACAGCAGGTAACATCCCTGCTGGCCCCACTGGCCCTCAGGGCTTGCCGGGTAAAGACGGTCAAGACGGCCGTGATGGTAAGGACGGTGAGAAAGGCGAAGAGGGTTGCCAAGGCCCAGCAGGTCCACAAGGCGCCACTGGTGCTACCGGCCCTGATGGTCGCGATGGCATGATGGGTCAGCAAGGCGTTCGTGGTTGCCCAGGTCCCAAGGGTGCACCGGGTGAACGCGGACCCACAGGCCCACAAGGTCCAATCGGCCCCACTGGCCCCAGAGGTGAGCAAGGTCCTACTGGTAAGCCGGGTGCTCCTGGCCCTGCAGGTACCGTGAACATCGTCGTCTCCACTACTGACCCTGGTAACGTGGGCGCTGGCTGGCTCTGGGTTAACCCAAGCGCCACTGAAACTCCTGCATCGGGTGGCGGCGGTGGCGGCACTGTAACGCCTCCTGCGACTGACCCACCCATCGGCACTCCATGGCCATAACAAGGTGACCTTATGCTGACTCGCGTTCCACTCAAATTGCTCGATGCCAAAGGTCGCTCTGGTAGTGACGTGCGCTTCGATGGTAACAACGTCGTGGTGGAAGAGGATAGCCTCAACCAGAACGACTACGGCATCACGGCTGGCAACTACGACGCCACCTCTGGTACCCTGACGCTCGTCCTACGCAATGGTGAAAGCCTCCAGCTCTCTGGGTTCACCACTGTCAGCGACATGGGCGTTGGCCAAGCAGGCCCCACTGGCCCAGCAGGTCAAGATGGCCGTGATGGTCTCAATGGTACTGACGGTGAGAAGGGTGCCACTGGTTGCCAAGGCCCAGCTGGCCCTCCCGGTCGTCAAGGCCCTCGCGGCGAACAAGGCAACCCAGGGGCTACAGGCCCTAACGGTGCAACTGGACCCACTGGCCCTGATGGCAAGGATGGCGTCGTTCAAATCTGGATTCAGACCGCTGACCCAGTGCTGGATGCTGCCGTCCACGTTGTCCCTGGGGCACTGTGGGTCAAGCCATAAGTTGGAGTTCTACCAATGAGTAGACTAAGAATCAGGAATGCGGCCAACACCAAGTGGTTGGATATCTGCCAGAGTGAATGGCGGGTGCGCAATCCAAGCAACACAGGCTGGACACGCATCACTCCTGCACAGGGCATGAAGGTTCGCCATGGTGCTGAGACCTATTGGCTGGACATTGATTGCAAGGCGGAAGGCCTAGCCAGTTGTGACACTGAGGATGAGTACGGCGGCACACCGGACGGTAAGGGCAGCAATGGTTCAGGTGGCGGTAATGGCTCCGGCGGTGGAACAGGTGGCAATGGAGGCAATGGAGGGGCGGGCGGTAACGGCACGGACCCTGGGTCTGGCTCGGGCGGAATAGGAGGCGGTTTGAACGGTCCTGGCAGCCCTTGGTACAATAATGGGGATAAGGGATCCGGCCAAGGCGGCTCTGGATGGCAGGAAGGAGCACCCTATCCAGGTGGCTATGATCTGCCAGATAGTGATGGTGATGGAGCGGGCGACAAGGGCTCGTGTATCTACCGTCCCGGACTGGGTGTCTGTGAGGAGAAGGGTGTCCTCATTATCCGTCCGGACATGGACTGTGGTACGAAGATCGCTGGTGGGTTTGATTGCCCATTCGAGTGCCCCTCAGCTATCAATGGTAGCGGTAAGGGTATCTGGGAGTTCTACCTGAACATGGGCAAGGAAGGCGGTGCAGTGCGTATGCCATGGATGGCTAACGCTGGTGCTGTTAGTGTCGATGTGTACTACCGTGGCAAGCTCATTGCATCTACTAATGGGCAGCGTACTGGCAAAGGCGTATTGCAGTTCGTGTTCACGCCTGTGAATAACGACCCACTGGTGTTTGTCCGTGTACGTGCTACTAAGGCCAGCAAGTGGACGCTCCAGATGAAGTGCGTGGGTGACGACGATACGGATGGTGAAATCACTGATCCACGTCCATGCCACGGTACGTTCGAGGTGAAGAAAGAAGGCGGGTTGGGTACGTTTGAGTTCTATCACGCCATGGGCGATAAGGCTGGCTTGGTAGACATACACTACCAGATGTGGAACCAGCCAGATAAGCTCGAAGTCTTCCAAGATGGACGGTTGCTCAAGTCTACTGGCGGATACGTGGCAGGCGAAGGCCACGTGAAGTTCGACTATTCGCCTACCGAGTCGCAGCTTGTCATGGTGCGCATCACTGCACGGGACCCTGGGACCTCGTGGATTTACCTGATCACCTGTCCGGGCGAGAAGGGTAGTGAAGATGACCCACGGCCGTGTTCGGATCAGAGCGCCGTGACGTCGGGTGGTGCTGGTGTTACCGATACGTTCGTGGACATGGGTGCTGTTGCTGGCAAGGTGGGTGTGCGTTACCAGATGTACAACATCCCCGATAAGCTGGACGTCTATCAAGGCGGTACGTTGGTTGCGACGACTGGTGGGCCTGTTACTGGCGATCACTGGCTGTACTTCAACTACAACCCCGCTGGTGGCCAGAAGATCCAGATTCGGGTAACCGGTAGCGGTAAGACCTCGTGGTCGTTCCTGCATACGTGCCCGGGTGATGAGGATCCAAACATCAGCATCGACGATCCGATTGTCAAGGAAGGTAAGGAGGGTGAGACTGCCCAACTCTGCTGGACCGTGACTATGGATAAGCCGCAGTCCATGCCTGTGACTGTCGATTACCAATCGGGTGGTGGTACCGCTAAGCCCTTCATCTGCCAAGGCCGGATTCTGGCGAACGACGAGTTCAACAACCCGTTCATTGCAGTGGCTGATTGTGGTGTTGGACGTGCAGCATTCGATGGTGGGTTCCCCAAGTTCTACAACAATGCCTACAAGGCGCCTCAGGATGCACCTACTGGTCAGGCCGTATTCGACTCGTGGTGGCGGACAGCGGATGCAGAGTATTACTCGGACCCGAGCACGATCCCTGCAGCGTCGCAGGCAAATGCTTGGCGTCTGGCATCTGGGAACGTTCAGTCCACCACGAACAGCTCCAAGATGATTTCGTTCTGTTCGCCGCTGTCGTACATGAGCTACACGTTTGAGGCCACGCTGTCGTCTGGCGAGGCGGATGACGATATGATCGGCTTGGTAGCTGCGTTCGCCCGTGTAGGCAGTGACAACTATCACCTGCTGGCTACGCGCATTCCAGGTGGCATGCCTTCATTCGGTAGTGGTAACTTCAACCTGACGTTGCTCAAGAACGGCAGCACAATCAAGGTTCTCAACACGAAGACCTTTGGAGGTAACGGTAACTGGGCTGGACGTGGGCAGACCCGTGTGCGGGTTGAACGTGACTGCAACATGATGGCGGTCTACTGCTCCACCTTCGGTAGCACATCCATCGAGGAAAGCAGCAAGCTCGAAGTTGACCTGAGTGCTGATCCAGACTTGGCGATGTTCACGGACAAGACCAGC